AGTAGCTATGAAATTCATATAAATTCCAGCGTCAGATGTTATATCTGCGGTATTGGTCACCACATCATAAAGATCAAATTGCTGGGCTGAGTTTGCGTCAATCCACACTTTATCTGTAAATGTTGTGCCATAACGAGCTGCAACAGGTGTCGTAGGATTAACTGGATCATATCCAAATTTTACAAGTTCTGTAGCAACTGAGTTGATATTAACTTCTATAGGTACTGTACCATATGTACCTATAGAAGTTATTTTATTACCGTTTACATCTAGGTTGCCACCAAGTTGCGGTGTTGTATCTTCAATAACACTCAAAATACCAGTATCAGTATCTGCAATTACAAAATCGTAATATGTTGATCCATTATTTGTGAATTGCCATTGATCGGTGCTTTCATTATAACGAATATACACGTTTGGAGAAGTACCTCTTTCCACACCAATATATGCCCAATTGTTAGATGCAGAACTTGGTGTGCCTGTAGCATCTGCAGCCAGTAATAACATGCCTGCATGACCAGTCGCTTTATTGATTCCAACATAACCTACAGTCGATTGTGAATCTAGAATAATATTTCCTGTGCTGATAATACTATTGCCATTCACATCTAGGTTGCCACCAAGTTGCGGTGTTGTATCTTCTACAACATTTGCAATGCCACTACTGCCAGTTTGGTCCGCTACCCATGCATAGTCACTGCCATTCCAGCTTAGTATTTGATTAGTGCTTGCCGAAGATGTATTCAAGTGTGTATCAACATCAGAGTTAGCATAAGATCCGCCAAGCGGACTATATGTAGAGCCGTTGTTAGTAAACTCCCATATATCAGTACCTTCATTCCATCTAATATTCACATTTGTTGAATTGCCGCGTTCTACTTCTATGTAACTCCAGTTAGTACTACTTGACGACGGAGTGCCAGTTTGGTCAGCATTGAGTACTAGTTTGCCACCTGTAGCAGTTGTGCTGTTTACACCCACGTATCCACTTCCTGATGTTGGGTGTAAAATAATATTTCCATTATTTTGTATTTCATTACCGTTTAGGTCAAGTGTTCCTCCAAGTTGCGGAGTAGTGTCTTCTACGACATTTGCTAAGCCACCGCCTCCAGATTGCGCTACCCAATCGTAATCTGTTCCTGTCCAACTCAACACCTCGCCTGTTGTTGCAGTGCTTGTGTTTAAGTGTGTGTCAACATTACTATTGCTATATGCGGCTGTCTGAGCAACCCAACTATAACCTGTGCCGTTCCAGCTTAAAACCTGTCCTGTTGTTGCGGTAATAGTGCTAAGATGAGTATCTACATCACTATTGGTATAATGATCTAAATCACTGATTTGACTTTCTGTGATGCTTAATGCTGCTTGGTGTTGTGTTACTGCTGATTGTGGAACATTTGCATCTGGAATGTTTGCCCATGTTACTGATGCTGTTAAATCGTTTGTTTCACTTGTTAAGTATGATTGTAAATCACTTATTTGTGATTCTGTGATACTTAATGCAGCCTGATGCTGTGTTACTGCTGATTGTGGAACATTTGCATTTGGAATGTTTGCCCATGTCACTGCACTGGTTAGGTCATTTGTTTCTGTGTAGCTTGTTAGGTATCTTCCGTCTAGACTTATAGTCGCTGCTGTTGTCGCATCACTGCGAGTGAGTGTAAGATCACCAGTGCCGCTATCAAAACTACCACTAGTAATCCTTGTAAGATTTGTATCATCAAACAATGCACTAAAGTCAACTGTAAAATTTGTAGCATCGTCTCTTGTAAACGTAGCAACACCTGTGCCGCCATCAACTGTGCCACTTGTAATACGTGCAAGGTTTGTGTCATCAACTGCCCAGCTTAGACTAACATCATTTGCTGTGCCAGTTTCGTCTGTGTAAACAAGTTTTTGATTTACGCTGTCTGCGGTAAGTGTAGTAGTGGTTTCGCTTGTAAGGTAACCTGAATCATTGGTAAATGCACTTACATTTGAAGGCGGTGTATATGTGCTATTAATTGTAATACTATCAGCCGTAGGATTAGTAGTGATACTGATATCAGTTCCAGCAACCAATGTAAGAACATCTGACTTTTGATCTGCAACAACATTTGACTGTCCTGCTACTACAATCTCAGCCCAAGCATTTTGATTGACTTCGCCGCTGACACCTGATGCTGCTAATGCACTCCATCCTAAGGTTTCAAAGTAACCTTCAAATAAATTCAATTGTGTGTTGAATCTTAGTTGTCCAACTACTGGAGATGCTGGTTGTTGTCCTGTTGTGCCTGTTGGTATTTCAATTGCACCTGTAGCACTATCACGTGGTGCGACAGCATCAAAGTTTGCATCCATTTCATTGTAGGTTAATGCAGCACCTTTGTCTGCTCTCTTTATAATAGCCATACTGTATTTATTCAGTCAGGTCGTCTATACCACTTATTCCTACATAACTTGTTTGCCTATTATTAACTAGACCAGGATTGTTTTCTATATAGTCATTTTGCACATAACCAAAAATACTTTTTTCTTCGTCAGTAAGTGGTGCTGTTACTGCATAGGCCCTAGCGATTAATTGTTCTTTTATTACAGGATCTGTTTCTGCCGCTGCTTGTTGCAATAAACCAGCAATGTCCGGGTTTGGAGGAAAATTAAATGTACCGTAACTAACTGCCATTTGCGTAAACATCTCCACTGCCTGTTTGAGCTGCATTAGGAACCCATGAACCGTGTCCTCCTGTAGCATCTCCTTGTCTATGCACAAGTTTACCTTCAGCATATACATTATCAGATGAACCAACTGCTGGATCACCGCACTGTGTTTTATCACCTACACGTATTACAGGTTTATTATTTGCATAAACAGTGGTTTGCCCGGCAACATAATTAAACTGGTGAAAAGGATTAGGAGTAGGACTAGCATGTCCTATGTGTTTATCTACTTCTGCCCTAACTACACCAGGCATGTTATCTCCTAAGCCATTTGAATCCCTGTGGTGCTGGTCATATATTGTTTTCCCATTTCGGGATCGGTTTTGCAAACAAACACCACTGCGCTCTTATTTAGCTGTAATTTTGCGTCCTGTGGAATAGTAAAAGCATATGGAGCCAATCCCATTCCTTGTTGTGTAGCCATAAGGGCCAGTGGTTTTAAAACAGTGATATGCTTGTCATTTTCTTCTACGAAGCGGGCAACAATTTCGTCTCCGCCTGTGGTTTTTAATGTAATTGTATCGTTAGTTTTGTATGGTGTTTCAATAATCATTTCCGTATCCAAATAAATTCATTGCTCTTCTATATCTATTGTTGATATATTTTCTTTCCGATTTTGTGGTATGTAATTCTGGGTAATCGTAATTGTTTTCCAAGCTGTATTTTGCGTTGTAAACTTTTGTTGTTAACAAATTTTGTAAAAACTTATCGTCAGGAACTGTGCCTAATTTCACCACTTTCATATCTGTCACATATTCGTCTGCAAGGTCATGCATACAATGGACCCAAAAATTAAAATCATGTTGTTTGTATGATTTTATACTATCAATTGCCCTAAATAGATCAAGGTGTACATTCATTGAGTATTTTCCTATATGACGATTTAACCTTTGTTGCGCCCAGTGTTGTGTTTCATCGAAATTTATTTGCCAATGTCTCCAGTAGTGCCAATAGCCACTATAAAACCGGTGAATAGGATGTCTAATGAGAAGATAAGCCTGCTCTTTTCTTTGATGTTTTATTTTATAATCATAGTATATAGGTTTAAAGGCATCTACGTTATTTCTTTTCATAAAATAATAATTAAAATTTGGATTATTCATTCTATCAATCAACATGGTGGTGCCACATTTATGAAAAAAGAATAGGACTCCTGATTGATTATTTCTGTCAAAAATATAAGCCATTATAGAGAATGCCCTGTTCCATTAAAACCTGTGTCCTCTACATACTTTATAAACTCAGTATAGCCGCCAATAACTTTGCCGTATATCTTGATCTGTGGAAATGTTTTTGCATCTGGAAATGTTTCAAACACTTGTTCGCGCTCAAAGTCAACACCTAGTTGTTTATAGATAAAAGCATAACCTCTAGTTTCGCAAAAACTTTTTGCTCTGCTGCAAAATGCACAGTTTTCTTTGCCCCAGATCTCAATCATAAACTAAATCCTTTGAAAGTGTCTTCGCTCACATCTTGCTTGGTGCCACCTGATACATATGACGTAATTTCTGTCTCTTGCGGTGCCACTTGAACGTCTGCACCTGAGATCCATTTCTGTGTCCAAGGCAGCGGATTTGATTTGATGTTGTATGGTGACTTTAGATTTACATTTGTCATTCTACGTGTGCAAATAAATTCAATGTAATCGCTCAAAAGCTGTGTGTTAAGTCCAATCATTGAACCATCTTTAAACAAATACTCTGCCCAGGCTTTTTCTTGATCAACTGCATCAACAAACATTTGGATACACTCTGCTTCTGTTTCTTGTGCGATTTTTTCATAGTCTGGATCATCCTTCTTGAGGATCTTCAACAACATCTGTGTGCTTGCAAGGTGCAGGTTCTCATCTCGAGCAATCAGTTTGATAATCTTTGCGTTGCCTTCCATCTTCTTAAGTTCAGCAAACGCCCACGAACATGCAAATGATACATAGAAACGCACACCTTCAAGAATGTTCACACTCATCAATGTCAACCAAAGAAGTTTCTTCAGTTCGTATAAATCAACAACTTTCTTTTTGCCATTCACTGTATGTGTGCCTTCGCCTAGTAGATTATACCACATGCTATCTTCAATTAAGTCATCGTAATACTTTGAGATGTCTCCTGCACAATCAACAATCTCTTTAATATCCATAAGCTCATCAAATACTTTGCTTGGGTTGCTGTAAACATTACGGATAATATGTGTGTAGCTGCGTGAATGAATTGTTTCTGAGAACGTCCACGTTTGTATCCAGTTTTCTAACTCCGGCAAGGATACAATAGGAGCAAATGCTTCAACTGGGGCACGACCTTGAACACTGTCTAATAGAATTTGTCGTTTTAGATTACTTGTAAAAATATGTTGTTCATGTTCAGTAAGACTCTTAAAGTCTTTAGCATCTTTGTAGATATCAACTTCTTCTGGACGCCAAAAGAAACCAAGTTGCTTGTCAGTTAACCCATCAAAGCTCTTATACTTTAATGTATCATATCTTTGAATAGTTGGACCACCTGATGGATCTAGAAAAGCTAGAACTTTGGTGTGATCAGTTTTGTTCGTTGTATCAAAAACGCTCATGTGTGTATCCTTTTTTTATTTTGTAGCATAATTTATACTAGTTGTCAACTAGATTACGCATGTTTCGCAGTATTCATCTTCAACTGGTGCTGATTCAAGTTCTTGTAATGTTTCTTCGCCTACTAGTTTGTTTACATCTAGTTCGCCTTGTCCGTCATGTGTATTAAAGTAATACAGTTGTTTACCACCGTATTTATAGAACATTAGCATGTGTTGTAGCATGGTGCTCATAGGAATTTTTTCATCATCAAAGAACTGTGGATTATAACTTGTGTTTACACTGATGCCTTGGTCTATATACTTTTGTAACACTGCCATAATTTTTAAATAACCTTCTGGCGATACTTGATCCCACAGTAGATCATACTTGTTCTTAAGACGCTTAAACTCTGGGACTACTTGTTTTAGCACGCCATGTTTAGATTGCTTAACACTGATGTAAGCTCTTGGTGGCTCAATACCGTTAGTTGCATTTGCAATCTGCGCACTAGTTTCTGCTGGCATGAGTGCCATTAATGTGCTGTTGCGGATACCTGTTTCTTTTAGTTGCTTACGCAAGCCTTTCCAGTCCATACGTTCTTTATGTTTTACTAGTTCGTCTAAATCTTTTTTATATGTTTGGTTGGGTGTAATGCCTTGGCTGTATTTTGTTTGATCGTTCCATAGACATGCGCCTTGCTCTGCTGCTAGGTCTGCACTTGCTTTGATTAAGTAGTAACTCCATGCTTCTGCATACTCATCTACAAGTTCTAGGTTAGGATCTTGGTAGTTTGTGCTGTGCTTTGCAAGCCAATACGCAAAGTTAATAATGCCTACACCTAACGGACGTCTACCATCTGTGCTGTTTTTTGCTGCCAATACTGGATAGTCTTGATATGTTAACAATGCATCAAGTCCACGCACTGCCAGTGTGCATACCCTTTGAAAATCGCTTGGTTGCTTGATATTGCCCCAATTGATAGCACTCAATGTGCAAAGACTAATCTCACCTTCAGGATCATTAAGATCTTTTAATGGCTTTGTTGGTAAGTCGATTTCTGCACATAAGTTTGATTGGCGAATAGGAGCAACTTCAGGTAAAAAACTGCCATGATCATTTGCATTATCTACATTCTGCAGATAGATACGTCCTGTATTTTTACGCTCCTCCATAAACGCACTGAATAGTTGTGCTGCTGGAATAGTTTTCTTACGCAACCTAGTATTGCGTTCTGCGGTTTCATATAGTTCACGAAAACGGTTTTGGTCTGCAAAGAAAGCATCATACAAACCCGGCACATCACTTGGTGAGAACAGTGTGATATCACCACCAGTAATCAGTCTTTCATACATCAGCTTGTTAAACTGCACACCATAGTCCATATGGCGCACACGGTTTTCTTCTGTGCCTTTGTTGTTCTTTAGCACCAGCATGTCTTCTACTTCTAAGTGCCAGATTGGATAATAGATTGTTGCTGCGCCGCCGCGAACACCACCTTGTGAACAGCTCTTAACTGCTGCTTGAAACATTTTATAAAAAGGAATAATACCAGTGTGGTATGCATCACCTTTACGCACTGGTGAACCAATAGCACGGATTTTTCCGCCGCCAATACCAATACCTGCTTTTTGGCTTACATACTTAACAATACTGCTAGTAGTAGCGTTGATACTATCAAGACTGTCATCTGATTCAATAAGGACGCACGAACTAAACTGACGTTGTGGCGTCCTAACGCCAGCCATAACAGGAGTAGGTAAACTAATATCGTGTAAGCTAACTGCATCATAATAATCCTTTACCCACTTTAATCTAGTTTCTTTTGGATAGTCAGCAAATAGTGTAGCAGCAATCAACGCATAACACACCTGAGGTGTTTCAAAAATTTGTCCAGTGACTCTATTTTGCACAAGATATTTGCCACGTAGTTGTTCCATAGCAACATAGGTCAAGTTCTCATCACGTTCGTGTTTAACAAAACTGTTGATACGATCCCACTCGTCGTCATTGTAATAACCAATTAGATCAGGATCATAAAAGCCAAGTTCAATGTTGCGTTCTACAAGCTCTTTGATATGGCACGGCTCATATCCACCATACACTTCTTTACGTAAATGGTAATTGATAAGTCTACCGCCAACATATTGATAGTTTGGTGTTTCTTCTGATATAAGATCTGCTGCTGCTTTGATCAAAGTTTCTTGAATTTCGCTAGATGTAATGCCATTAAAAAACTGGATTTGACTCTTAATTTCTACCTCGCTTGGGCTAACTCCTGTAATATCATTACACGCATAAAAAACAACTTTGTGTAATTTTTCAACATCTAAGGCTTCTTTGCGCCCATCTCGCTTGGTAACTTGAATCATCTTTTTATCCTTCTCATTAGTTAAATAATTGGTATTTAGTAGTCACAAGGTATTTCGTAAATTGATTCGATAAACAGACTTTTTGGTAATTCATTTTCATCAATTATTTTCTCTCTATCGAAACCAATTACTTTATCTTGTATATGTAATAGGTAATGGTTACAAGATCTTTTGTTATCTTGTGTAATAGTTATCTTCATTGGCACTTGGGAAAAACGATCAGTTAATCTCAAAGTGTAACCAATTCCCAAAATATATCCAAAATCATCATATAGATTTTCATCAAGTAATTCCCAAGGATCGGGATAGGTATCTGGTGTGTAAGGGTCAATTCGGAAACTTGTAATTGGAGCCTTATTGTAGAGTTCTAATGTGCTTTGAAATGGATTGTCATCATTTTCTAATTTATTTCTAAAATCAAACCAGGCACGAAGCCGGTCCTGAACTTTCATGTCAAACATTTAATATTATGATCTAACTCTAAAATTGTAAACAAAACTATCGTCTGTAATTGGAATTAAGTTTTTGCAAGAAATAATAATACTTTCTCCATTGCCTACATCACTATCAATATCATCTGTTCTAGCACCAAATTCAAGGTCACTGACATATGCTGTGTCACCTTGGAATTCAAAAGTATGTGCCGTTGTTAAATTTAGTAATCTACTATCATAGTGCATTTCAATGGTTCCGGTTTGTCTTACAAAAACATCTGGGTCTGTGCCGTTTACTCTTTCACTATTATAAATGTAATCCAAGTAAACAACACCTTCATTATACAACGGTAATTTGATAATGTCAACCTGATCACTACCACCATCTTGTAAAGTGTTACCAATATTAATAGTATGACGTGTAGAATTTTTGTAGTCTACCTTGCCAGCAACTTCTGGAACATACTCTGTGTTTAAATAAGGATCAACAACCGTGCTATCGCCTGCACTTCTATGAGGAGACAATTCAATAGTTCTTTTGAAGTAATTATCTATAGCAGTATTATCTGAATCATTAGTAAATCTTACACATGGATATTCAGCATCTTCTTCGCTACCAATATTGTTGCCTACATTATAAAACCTGTTGTTATGAATGCTATTGTAATTGCCATTTTCAATATCAATACCTGTTTCATAAATTAAATCTAATTCACAATCTTCAATTAGGTTCCAACTTGGGCCTGTGGCAAATCCATTTGCTGCATTTAAAATGCCTTGACCCATACCCCAGCCAAACTTAGCAACACTAACTCTAATATTACGCCAAATGTTTTTATTAGCATCATGATTTGCTACCACTGTTTTAAAATGATTAAAAACAGTGATGTTTTCAAAAATGTTTTCTATACACTGTGCATTTCCTGTGCCTGACATTTTGAATGCTACATGAGCACTATCTGTTGCATTACCAACATCAACACTTGGACTGGTCCACAACCCTTCTAATTTAAGATCTGTAAATTTGCTTCTTGCGCATTCGTTTAAATCAAATGTTGCTGCCCATCTATTATTGCGCAATGTCATGCCTGAAACTTCAATATGTCTTGCTTGGGTAGTATTGCTGCTAGTCACAGGAACAGTTTGTGCTAATCCAGTGTATACACCAGGTGTTGCATTACCATTAACAGTTGCAAACATTGGCTTTGTTGAAGCCGTGACACTATCATCACTGTTGGTAATCAAAATAGTTTTATCTACTCCATCACCTATTAAACAAACCAATGGTGGAATATATATTGTAGAATTAACTGTATATTCACCAGCTGGAATTTTAAGTGTAACTTTTTCATTTACTACCAAAGATCTAAGATATAGTGCATCTATTGCTGCTTGTATTGCTGGAGCGTCATCAGTGCCTAAACCATCGCCAACTGTGCCAAAATCAATAACAGTAGTAAACTGATCCAATTTACTTTGCAAACTTTGTGTAGTCTTTGCAGTTGCTCCCCAAAGGTTGCTGGATGTTTTGTAGATGTATTGATCGGCTAAACTGAAAAGATCACTGTGTTGTGTAAGAATTTCTGTATTACCAACTGCTGGGGCGCCTTCTGATACTGCGCCATTACCAATATACATTTTTTGTGTATCAATTGCCCAGCCTATTTCCCCACTGGCTAATTGTGGAATACCAATATTTGTAAGTTCTCTACCACGTCTATTTTGAATACGAGATATCTGCACAATGGCCATGTTTACTCCTAAGAATTATTTTAAGTATTTAGCCAAACTTCTCATAGTATTGGTAGACACGCTTCCACCATTCTTGTTCCCAATCGTCAAACTCATCAGGCCACAAATCAAACTGTTGATATTCCCCAGCACGACTACACATAAAGATATGTCCTTCACGTATACTTGTGCCATGGACTTCATTATGTGCAATAGCATATGCTGTGAGTTGTAAGAAGTAATCCTCAACCCATTCCAGTTTTTTAGGCTTGTTAGTCTGTTTAAAATCCATTATACACGGATTGCCTTTATATACACCAACAAGGTCAGTAGTGCCTGCATACATTTGAGGAACATAGAGTGGAACTTCGCTGCCCCAAATTTCATCTACATGATCCATTGCATTCATTTTAATTTGCTCTGCCATCATGTGGGCTTGCTGTGCATAAGGATTGCCGCCAGGTTGTGGCCATTCTCCAAACTCAATGTAGTCTTCTAGATACTTGTGCATCCGTGTTCCTACACCTGCTGCTTCAGTGGTAATTTCTTGGGCTTTCTTTTCGCCTACACGCCGTCGCCATTCAATTAGATGTGTTTTGTCTTTTGTTTCACTTAGGATTGTTGTAACACTTGCTACTGGAGGGCCACCTGGTGTTTCATAGCGGCGCTTTCCATTTACTTCTACTCGCTTTAACCGCTCATAGGAATACTTGTTTTTAATTAAAGTCATATTATATTATAATAGGATCAGGACCTTTTGTCAAGTTATAAATCCTTTAGGTCAACTGCTTTCTTAGCCATCTTACTTACTGTGTCTTTGTCACGTGGTTTGGCGTCTAAATCATCTACTTCACTGGTCTTCAAAACAACTTGTCCTTGTGTGAAGTCTTTTATAATTTCATTTACTCTTGGATCACTATCATATGCTGCTTTTAATGTGTCATAATCAAACTGTGGCATACCCATGTTTTGCATGTATTCATTCAACTGTTCCATAGTGAAAGAGGTTTGTCCTTTGTCTTTCAACAAAGTTAAAACTTGATAGAGCTTGTCAGTTGTTACTGCTTCAGTTACTTTTTTTTTGAAAGAATCTTGCCTAGCTTGCGTGGGTCAACACTTTCACGCTTTTCTCTTTCGTCTGGCATATCGCCACCGGCTGCTGGCTCTGCTGAATCAAAGTCGTCACCTGCGTCCATATCCATACCAACGTCACCTTCGTCTGATCCATCATCCATGTCGTCAGTTGGTTCCATGTCCATGTCATCCATGCCATCGTCACCCATCATAGGAGTATCAACTTCACCAGTTAATTGACCTACGCCGCCTGTAAGAGCATCACGTGTAACTTCCATTGCACTATACATACTATCAAGAGCAGGTTTTACAGTTGCAACAAATGCTTCTGATTTTTCTGCACCCATTTCATCACGGATAGCATCTGCTAGTTCTAGCATTGATTCTGTTTGCATTTCAGCAGTGTCTTCCATCCAACCAGTAAGACGGTCCACCATTTCTTTTGCTGCCATTACAAGTTCTGCTTGATCTTCTGCACCTTCGGTGACTTGAGTTTCTTCAATTGCTTCTTCTTCAATGTCGCCACGCTCTGAAATTTCTGCATTTAATACGTCCAACATCAATTTTGTTTTTTGATATGTTTCATTGTGAACTTTATCAAAACTTTCGTTGGTTTCTACATTGAACAATCTGGTTCTAATTTTATTACGAGCATCCTGTAGTTGCTCAAGTGTAAACTTTTCCAAATTAATTTTAGCGCCAAAACGCTTTGCAAGACTTTCATTAAGTGTCTTTGCTGTTACTGGTTGTGCAAATTCTGAAATAATCATAGTTTTTTCCTGTGATGGTTTATTACTTTTATTTATCACTATTGTGCTAATATGTATGATTCTAGAACACGATTTTCACGTTCAAGCATGTCTTGTGCTAGTTCTAACCGTGTTTCAAGTATAAATTTTTTATCTTCGTCGTTAGTTGTGTTAATTATATGTTGATAATGCACTGCATCGTTCAAATGTTTTGCAGCTCTTTGGTCACGCTCTTGTAAATTGTTGTATGCATGTCCAACATTATGTGCTTTTGCTATTGCGATTGCGCCATGCTTGGTGTTTGCAAATTCAACAATGCTATTGCTTTCAGCATCAATAATAACAAAGCCATGTCTTTTGCTGTGTCTGACTATAGTTTTGCCAATATGAATTGCTTTACCTTCTTTATACGGTAATGTATATTTTGGTAATATTTGATCTATTAAATCTTTAAGTTGATTTGCTGCACTATTGAGGTTTGTCATTTCCTACCACCAACACGGCTCCCTTGTAGTTAACTTTAGAAACAATACTTTTCCTTACTAAGTTATTCAATACAACCTGTTCACGTTCAGTAAAAATATCAATATAACAGGGATTTTTCAACCTGTCAAGTAATTTTTTTTCTTCGTTGGTTGTATAGATAGTAAAGTCTGATATTAATTCATTCAACTTCATTGTGCGGCTGCCCTTTCAAGATCCTGCTTTTTATATGTCATTTTTCTTGGTTCGCCCGGTTTGGCTGTTGGATCTTCAATTTCTACATCGTCACCTTGAGTTTTTGTAACTTTATAAGATTTCTTACCGCCTGGTGTGTTTGTTGGTAGGTTAATAGATTTACCTGGTCTAATATTTGGATTGGCACCCATTGGTTGAGCACCTTGTGTTTTTTGTGCTGCACCTGGTTGAGTTGGTGCTGCGGCTTGTGGCTCTGGTTCACCTAAATTAGGTTGTGTGCCAACTTTAGCATTTGGATTATTTGTAGGTTCTTCATCGTCGTCGCCGGCTACTGCATTATATGCTCCTTTTGCCACAGCGCCAACACCTTTTGCCACAGCGCCAACACCTTTAGCAACGCCCTTTGCTGCAAGTTTACCAATACCTAGTGCCGCCTTGCCTGCAAGTCTGCCTGTGCCGCCAAGTGCTGCTCTTGCAACACCTCCTGCAATCGCAGGTATGAGTGGAAGTATTTCGTCCATTCTTTCTTCTTCAGTTGTGAACTCTTCGTATCTCATTTGCGCTTTCTTGGCTTGGGCCTGTTTAGTTTATATACACGCTTAGTGGTTGGTCTGCTAGTTGTTCTTGAACGTCTAATCGCTTGTAGACTGCTTTTACTTCTTCTTGTCCTTTTTAAACGTGTGCTTTTTGTTTGTGAAGTTGGAGTTGCGCAGGTGCTAGGTTTAGCAACCACTCTGCCTTTTTTAGGACCGCTGGTGCAACGATACTTGCGTTTAACACCGCCTTTACTATCTCTGGCCCATACCTGTTTGTAGGCTTCTATGATCTCTGCAAACTTCATCTTCTTTTATTTAACTGCTTTAATCTTTTACTTGCCGGATTAGTACGTTTAGTTCTCTTTGCTTTTCTTGCCATTCTACTGCCTAACTTGCGTTTGGTTTGTTTTAATCTTACACTGGCTTTGATATTCAAGGGTGCATAACATTGTGACATTTTAGCAACCACACGACCTTGACGTCTTCCGGTTGTGCAACGATACTTACGAGTCACAGCTTTTCCGCTACGTGCCCATACTTGTTTTTCGTCCACAGGTTCTTCGTATAGATCTCTTAACAACATATGTTATTTATCAGTAAAATTAGAGTTGAAGTATAATTACAACAATAGTAGAAAGCAAACCTGCAACTATTGTGCCAGCGGCACCTATTATAACTTTGGTAAGACTGCTTTGTCCTGCTGCCATTTGTTCTGCAATGCTATCTAGTTTATGCTCAACGGTGCTTAGACGCTTTTCAAACTGCTCATAACGTAGTGCGCACAGATCAACGTGTGCTTCTAAACTTTCTTTTTCTAATGCAGATGTCGACATTCATTACTCCATATGTTAACGACAGGAAATAGCCTTTTCGTGATACCTAAGTGAATGCCTGACAGAAATAATCTGTAATATTATTTATCATCTGGCATGGCGAATATAGTGTTGATTACGCTGCCTTGTGTCAAAAAAGCATTACAATTTACAGTATTTTCTAAGTCTGGAATTACAGGAACAATGTGCATATCTTCAGTTAACATTTCTAAACTATGTTGTCCTTCGCTTTCAAATTCAAAAGTCAATGTCCAAATTTTTTGATTACCTTCTGCATCAAGAGGTAATTCTGTAACATTAACCTCGTCAAATGTAACATTAACGTTGTAAGGATTTGCTCTCATGCTGATAGTGTTTATAGCTGTAAGAAAATTTTGATGTTGGTTGGCTTGAAAAGGATTGTCGCCTTTCCTAGCACCAGTAGGAGTTATGTCCACAAGAGTTTGCATAATAAAACGCATATGTTATTTACAGTCATAAAAAAAGCGCCACTGTAAAAGTGACGCTTTGTTTTTTACGCTAAAGCCCTATTATGGGTTTTGTGTGAATGTTGCTACTAGTGAAATTCCGCTTACTGCTTCTGCTCCACCTGGGCCACCTTGCACCATTACGTGCTCGCCGTCGCCTGTTCCTTCAACTGCTGCAATTGTTCCACCATATGTTGTTGTGATAGATGTGATTGCGGCTGCTGTTGTGATTGTGCCTGTTGCGATTGCATAGACATATGTTTTTGGGCCATTGCCGTTGCCAGCTACTACTGCTGCATTTGGGTTTGCTACTACTGCCATTTTTTTCTCCTAATACTCTTAATGGACTGCTATTGTTCTATAGCATTTGTATGTTAGTATTTAGTCTTTGAAATCGAAAATATAGTCAAATGGCTTCAAAACGAGGTAAAATCTACAACATTCTCACACTATTTAAAGTTAAACCGCTTAATTGCTTGATTCTTTCTAGTTCAAGAGTGTGATCTTCGGTTGCAACCTTCTTTTTGTTCCATGCTGAGCCTGGATCAGCTTCTTGTTTATCAACTATTGCTTTTGCTTCTGGCTTTGCTTTAAGAATACTTTCAACACTGCCTAAATCTGCTGCTACTGCGTTATCACCTAGCAAACGTTTTGCTATATCGTCTAGGTCGTTTGCAATTAACTCGCCACTGTCTCTGTCAACCAAGCCTTTGTATGGGCTCCACTTCATGCCCATTTCCTTTGCAAGGTCAGCAATCATAATTTGCTTGTGGATACCTTTGTAAGGACTACCGCTGGGAATATTATGCACATGAAACTTCTGCGCTGTATCACCACCAGGCACAACCATGATGTCTACTTGCTGTGAACCACCAGCAACATTTGTTTTAACATGCACAATTTGTCCTGTGCGTTTGGTTTCAAATCCTGCTGCTTGAAATACTTTTTCTAATTCAACTCTTGCTTCGCTCGCTGTCTTGACATTAAAATGTTTTGCCATTTCGCCGGCGTCAGCAATCATATCCAAGTCGCCTGACATCTTACCTGGAGTAGGAGTAGCACCTGAACCAATAGGCAATGCTTGAACTCCTGTTTTGTTCATCACTGCTGCAATTTGTTTTTGCATATCAGGAATAATCTTTTGATCAAAGTTGCTGGTGCCTTGGAAAATATTTCCGCCTTCTTTAACTATCATTTTTTGCCCTCAATTACTTTATCAATACCCACTTTGAATTTACGTGGATTATTGTTGCGGATTGCATTGAGAAAACGCCTTTCAAGATCTAATGCTGTTTCAGCATCATACGTTTCGTGCAGTTTTTTAATTAAATTGCACGAGCTTTCAATTAGATTGGTTCCTGTGGTTTGCAAAAACTCGTCGTGACGATCTTTACCACCAATACTTTGTAGTTCTTCTAATATGCCTCTAGTTCTTTTTCTCATAACAACAACTTCCTTATGTGTATTTAGTATAGCTGTATAATAAATATGCATATAAGTGAGGGCTTGATATGATAACTGAAATGAATTTCCACGCACGTAGTCTTTTATTCGCGAGACTAGCCAGTGTAGCATATAGCGATGATGTAGAATATGTAAAGAAAGTTGTGAGAAAACACGGATTTACCACAGTAGAATTTTACAATAGAGAAGGCGCACAAGCATATAGATTTATGAACAAGACTGATCTAGTGATTGCTTGCCGTGGAACACAACCTACAGAGTTTAATGATATCAAAGCAGACTTAAATGCTTTACCTGTTATGGCAGAAACTGTAAGCAGAGTTCATAAAGGTTTCAAAGACGAAGTAGACGAACTTTGGCCAATGGTGTTGGAAGACATTGATCGCAAAGCAAACGCAGACAAGAAACTTTGGTTTTGTGGACATTCATTAGGTGCTGCTATGGCTACTATCATGGCCAGCAGATGTCATCTATATGAAGAAATTCAACAAGTGGAAGAATTATATACATTCGGTTCGCCAAGAGTAGGATGGAACGGTTATTGTAAAAGTTTATGTGTGCCTCATCATCGTTGGGTAAACAACAACGACATAGTCACAAGAGTGCCATTGGCTGCCATGTTGTATAGACATCACGGCACAGAGCATTACATGAACGCATATGGCCTTGAGCGTAAACTAACACCTTGGCAACGTGCTAAAGATCGTTGGCGTGGAATGTGGATGGGCATCAAGCAAGGCAAAGTAGATAACTTTGGCGATCACTCAATGACTGAATATATTGCTAACTTGGAAAAAATGCAGGGCTAACCGTGGCCCTGCTCGTGTTTATTACGGAACAACCCGACCCTATGGGTATTACAAACCATTAGGCACAATCACATAATGGATCATTAGCACTATGGCTACTGAAGCACCTAGTCCTATCATCATTTTAAAGAAATCCCTGGTGACAAGTGGAAACACACTTTTAAATTTGTGCTTGCCTGTTACTGTTGCCATTGCCAACTCACGTCCACATAGCAAACCAACGAACACCCAAGTTGTCGACATTGGAATATCATTTAGTTCTTTGAAGAACCAAAGTATTAACCAATAGACAGCATCAATGATTGTAGCACTGCGAACATATCTTGTGTTATGTTTTTCAATAACGATCTGTTGTATTTTACCGCCGCCTTCACGGAACATGTAATAAAGTCCGCCTACGAACACAACACTGACCAGTATCATAAGATCAACAGGTAGTTGTCTAGGCAGGAACACTGCGATGTTTGCCATATCGTGACTCAACCAAGTGAACCATAGGAAGCCTGTTGTTACCCATTGTCCAACACGCCAATAACGTTTGTGTTCTTCTTTGACTGGCTTTGCTTCGTCTAAGATTTTACTTACTACAATCCAGATAGCATAGGCTGCTACTGCCGCAACTGCATACCCCATCATAGATTTCATCAGCATCTTTTCTAATACAAATGTGCTTGCGAAAGCACTAAGCACCAAGAAACTTGTGCTAACCGGCACACCAATACGTGTTAAAATCAATAGCACACCTGGTGCTGCTGCGTGATACCATTGTATTTCTTGGAAGGGTATTTTGTTTAGACGACCATAACTAATGTCGCCTCCGTTCATATACCAACCATACCAGATTGTATATAATAAAACAGCCGAAGCGGCTGCCCACATTGTTCTCCAGTGAAAACGATCATTGTTTGACGCAATCCACGTTCCTAACGTCTGGACTGAATCGTTTGCGATGACTGCATAGGCTGCAAATAAAAAGCCCACCAGCATCCATAGTGTAAGTAGTTCCATAATATTTTCCTTTGCTTGACGGCTTTACCCCGTCGCTCACAAATGTAATTTTACATTACACGAATACTTAGTAAAAGTCTAGTAAAAGTTTTGTAACAGATTTATGACAATAGGTATGCAATGTGCGCATAACGTCTTTGTCATATTGTTGATTGTTTTGGTAGGGTTTTTATGCTATATACTATTGTAGAAGGAGAAAAACTAGCAGGTGCTAGACTCGGATCACATACACATATATATAGGAAAAACAAAATGACACAATATGTTATTGCAGCCAGTGAATGGCTAAACTTTGGCGGAGTAGTAGAATTCTTCCGCGACCTAAACAGAAAACTTGAAAACAGATCAAGAATCAACGCAACAATCAAAGAATTAAACAAGTTGAGCGACCGTGAATTAAACGATATTGGTCTTGCTCGCGGAGATATTTGGGCAGTGGCTCACGAAGATGCAAGTTTCAAAAGATTTGCAGACACAAACAAAAACTTACAAGGATGGGTATAATGACCGCACTAGTAATGAATAGTATCGTAAATCCGTTTCGTGGATTTGGCCGAGGCTTTTGGAACTTCTGTGAAGTAGCAGGTTACGCAAGAGCAGCATCAGAATTGTCACGCCAGGGATTGCACAAAGAAGCAAAGGCTTGCATGATGCAAGT